ACGGTTACCGACACGACACCAGTGGTATCAGCAATCTGCATTGCCGCTGTGCCGTCCTTGGCCTTGATGTTGGTCACTTCAATATCGGTCAGATCAAGCGATCCAGTTAGAACAATGTTGCCACCAATCGTAGCATTCCCTGCCAAGAACAAGTTGCGTGGGCGCGTAGCACCAGTTGCACCAATGTCGTAGGTGTTGTCAGTGAAGATTAAGTTGCTGGCAATTGTGCCATTCACCGTTACGCTGTCTGCCGCCGCATCACCAAGGGTGGTGTTGCCTGTGCTGCTAAGCGTGGTAAATGCACCAGTGCTTGCTGTGGTTGCACCTACAGTGCCGTTAATGTTGATGGAAGCTGTACCAGTAAGGTTGGTTACAGTGCCAGACGATGGAGTGCCTAACACCCCACCATTGATGACAGGAGCGCCAGCAGTGCCTACGTTAACAGCCAAGGCCGTTGCAATGTCAGTACCAAGACCGCTGACACCTGTGGAGATGGGCAAGCCTGTAGCATTAGTTAGCGTTGCGCTTGTAGGAGTACCAAGCACTGGAGTGACCAGCGTAGGGCTGGTAGACATCACTACATTACCTGTACCAGTGATGGCATTACTTACCAATCCTTTAGACGCATCAGTGAACACAGCCTGAGAAGCGGTGAGAGAAGACAGCACAGGTTGTGCCGTAAGAGTAGTTACACCGGTAATAGCAGCAGTGCCAGACAAGTGCAAGTTCTTAAACTTCAAAGCAGAAGAGCCAACATCAACAGCATTGTTTGTCTTTGGGGTAACAGCAGTTGAGCTGACAGTTACGTCTTGCAAAGGACCAAGAGCCAAGATAGGTGCGCCATTACCAGCAGTGCCATCATGGACGTGACCAGTAGCCGAATTGAAAGCGTCTTGAACACCATCGAACTCGTTGTCGAGATCACTAGCGTTAATAATGTTACCGTCAGCAATGTTATTGCTAGTGTCTTTTCTTACATATCCAGCCATGTTTATTTCCTTTAAGTCTACAGTTATATCAGAATTAGCGTCTATCGTGAGTAGAGAACTCAATAGTTGCAGCGTCTAAAGAGAACGGAGGGTTCTGACCATTTGATACAAATTGTAATGATGCACTAAAACCTGAACCAACCATTTGTGTTTCAAACTGCTTTTTCAATCTAGTTCCGTATTTAGCAACACCATAGGTGTTACCAATCTCTCCATAAAAACCAACAACGCCTGTATCATTTGAAATTGAGATTGTGTTAGGTTGGATGCTACCGGCATCGTCAAAGTCAAGTTTCAAGTTTACAGAAGTAGTAAGACTGCCACGTGGGTCTGTGTATAAAACCATCTTATAAAATGTTTTACGGACACGAGCATCATTAATATAGACAAACGGAGTTGCAAAAGAAGCAAGAATATTTGATCCATTAAAGCTACTGCCTTCTTCCATCTTATAAACAAATCCATCTTCAAAAGCAAAAACAATTGTTTCTGTCTGACTAACATAGTCACCATCAGCTACATAAGATTTAATACCAACAATCTCACCCCATGACATTACATTTGTTTCGTTGCCTAATGTCTGAGTCCCTAATACTCCTACAGCTGCTGAAGTAGATACATTACTATTATAACCAAAAATACGATACTGAGATTTTTGTTTGATGACACAGCTTGAAAAAGATGAACTACTTGAAATTAAGGAAGTCATCTCCGACTGTATCGGTTTAGATACAACACCTAAGTTAAAGTCACCGACACGATCAGTGGCACCAAGCAGCCTCAATCCTTCTGGACCTAAGAAGATTACATCTCCACCAATCTCTTGAATGGTATCTGTGGCTACACAACCAACCTTTTTTGTAATGGGTTGCAAGCTAAAATCAGCAAGAGTGTTACCAGTGAGTTGACTGATAGTCTTGTCTGTAAAGATAATCAATGATTCTCTAAACTCAATCAACCCTGTAATAACACCACCAACATTAATTACACCAGCACCTGCTGCCGCAGAGAAATCGTTATCAGTATAAGGAGCAGTGAAGGTGATCGATTCACCCTTAGCAAAGAACATTTGGTTCTTATGAAAGATTACAAACTTAGCTCCAATGACATCAGCCGGTGCATCATAGAGTGTTATAAAAGTAGAATTATTCCATATGAATGGTTTATTAAATTCATCAACTCCAACAATCTTATCGACACCAGCAATGTTGTATTTAGAGAAGCGAAGCTTTACACCAGTAGAACGATCTGTGCTAAGAAATGTAATTGCGGCATTGTCAGCAGGGCTAGAGGCAAGAGTAGGATTTATGGACAACGTAGCTGCTGTGCTAGTAACTGTCGGGATAGCCAACACTGTGTATACTTTTTCAACACCAGCAATTGAGAAAGTGTCACCAATCTGAGGAATACCTGTAAGACCATCTACAACAAGACTAGCACCAGTTTGAGATGCACCATTAACCAACACTGTACCTAATGATGGAATGTTAATCTTAGTAAAACCAGTACCAGTAGTTCTGTAAATGTCACCATTGCGATAGGCCAATACTGTGCTATCCCATGCAGCAACACCTTTGACAATACCCGTATGACTTGTAAAAGTAATAGCAGCTTTGTCAGCAGGGCTAGAAGCTAAAGAAGTTGTTAAAGTAATTGTTGCTGAGTTGTAAACACTATCATGAGTAACACCACCAATAGCAATGGTGTATGTTCCAGCAACACCGGCAACGGTGAATGTAGAACCAGCGACAGGTGCTGTAGAGATATCTGCAATGTTAATTATTGTGCCGGTCTGACCAGAGCCTTGAATCTTTGGAAGTCCATAGGCTGGTATAAAGGCATCGTCATACTTAGCGTATCCTTCAATACGGCGATAGCCACCCTCTGTAGATGGCTCAAAGTTTTTAAGAATGCGAGCGCTACCGGGCAACTGTGTACCGTGCTGCAAAGGAGACAGATTCGATATGAGTCCACCTTTGAATTCAAAAGGATATGTTTGCCAAGCGTCAGACATTAGCCAATCCTTGGCCCAAAGCGGTTGTTGTTAATCTGGCCTCCGCTAATGACAGTTGATCTAACATAAGAATATCGATTGACTAGTATAATACGCATGCGTTTCATTCCTTCTTCAAATTTTGCTTTAGCTAAGCTGGCAGCTTGCTCATTGCTTCTAAAGAGATATGCGTGATACATTGCACCATCAATGATGATATGACGAAAACGCTCTGGAATATTTGGAACAGCAGTTTGAGTAGATAGCTCAGAAGGTATACTATAATACTCGTAAACAATCTCATATGCTTGATTAGGTGCAGGAGTTACACCCCATTGCAAACTGGGTGCGTGAAATACAGAGGACGGAATAGTTCGCTGAGCAGTGCTTGTGTCGTATTCTTGGTCAACTGCATTTTCAAGATAGTCTTCGTAAGCGACAACAGATAATTTAATTGTATTATTATTAAATGTTGAACTACGTTTAATTCTAAAACTATCAAAGTCAATTGAACCAGCGTCATTTGGGAATGCGTAACGAGTAACACCAGCAGTCAAAGTTTCTTCTTTTAAGACATGGTTGAAAGGCCACTCGTAGTGTGTTTGATTTATATCGCGGATAGATGCATTTACTGCATCTTTGATGTGGGCATAAAAGCCAGTGGCAGTATTGAAAGTTGTTGAAGTGAGTTCAACTTCGTTAAGGCGGCGATTAACCTCATTCACCAATCCGATATAATCGTATGCCATAACTTTTCCTATTTAATAAACATATAAACAACAAAAGGGGAAAGCCTAGCTAAAGACTCCCCCCTTTGCTTTTCTAGCTATTAGGCTAGTTGGTCGCGGTCAGCAGCGCCGGGAGCATCGTTGTCAGACACATCCACAACCAAAGCCCACACTCGCACTGTTCCAGCGGAGATAGCGGTGGTCGAAGTAGCGATCAGCAAGTCAATGGTGTCAGCACTAGCACCAATTACGACAGGCTGGAAAGCAGCAGCGTTTTGAGCGAAAGTGCCAACTGAGGTAGCAGCAGCCAGCGTAGCGCCGTCAATAAATACGTCAGCGTCAATGCCAGTGACACCAACGTCAATAGTAACGTCACCAGTGATGGTGGCGGTCACTTCGTAACCAGCGTTCAACACAACGGATTGTGCAGGAACGTCAATTGCTTCGATGACATCAGCAGCAGCCAACGCGCTACCTTTAGAGGTAGTAGCAGTTGCAAAGTTGATGGTTTTTTCAACCACATAAGGGAGACGACCAAGCGAACGGGAATGGTGTTGCCCATTACCGATACCGCTGGAGAGATCAATAGTTGCCATGATAAATTTCCTTTGTTAAGAGTTTGAAACGAAGAGGGCCGAAGCCCTCCTCTGTTGCTTTAAGCTACGTTGAACTTTGCTGTAACCAGAGCCTCTGGCCTCAGTATTTTTCTGCCGTACAGGTGCATGCCGCGAACAATGTCAGCGAAGCTGTCAGGGTCACGATATGTCTCAGTCTTGTTGATCTGCTCAGCAGAGGCAACAGCGCTGTCATGACCAGCAACAATCACACCATAGTTGGAGTTCTGGTTAGCAGAACCAGCAGTGCCGGGACCAGTGCCAACCTTTGGCAGGTTGTTAGACACATACACCTTGAAGCCATGCAGGTTGTTCAAGATCAGACCGTTTTGCAGACCAGAGCCACCGAAGTCGCCATTCAGCAAACGGCTATCTTCGTCTTTCAGCATCTCGACCAAGATTGGGTCAAGCACCAACCAACGACCATTGGTGTCTACGTTCTGTTGGTCGAGCAAACGACCCATACGAGCGATCATCATCAATGGGGAAGCAGTGGCTGTAGGCATAGCAGTAGCGCCGGGAAGGCGTGGTGCGATAGGGATCGAATGATCGCCAGCGGAACTAGTGGTGATGTTGGTGAAGCTGCTTTTGATCAGCTTCATCGTAGTCAACAGTTCATCAGAGCCAGCGGTGGAGACAGCTTTGGTGCCAGACACGGTGGTGTTGACAGCATTAGCAACGGCACCAATGGTAGACTGTGAGTAGCCAGACAGGTAACCAAGAATCTCAGAGTCACACTGGTCCTTGAG